CAGTCACCTTCCATTCGGTGGGTACGCCTTGTCGTCCTACAGTGTAAATTGCCGACACGGTTGTATTGTTAGGCAGCGTATAAGTGCCCAAGAGATTTGGAGATGCTCCTAGTAAGCTGCTAACCGTGTCACGTAGTTGAGTGATATTCACAATAGAAAAGCCCTCCCATAAGGGAAGGCTAGCAAGGCTATGGGAGAAATGCTCAGTTGGGAGCGATAGGAATGATAGAACCAGTGTTGGTAGCATTCTGGTGAATGCCAATGCTACCACGGCCCATCAAGTCGAAGGTGCATTCCACGAGGTTATCAGCAGGATAGCTCTCGTTATAGTTCATCACGCGGCTAACAAAAGCAACGCGGTCGTAGTAGTAAGTGGTGCCACTAACGCCAAGTTGCTTGTTGATTTCAACGTACACTTCAGCGTTCTTGTCATAACGACCAGTAGCAATCACTTGGAAAGCTTCGTCAAAGCTGTCGGGCAGGAACGTAGTGCCATCAACATCCTTCTGGAAGTAGGAAGTAATGGCAGCGGTTGCTGCTGAAGTGGTGATAACGCTATCAGAGAAGCCACCGCCGCCAAGCAGGTAGAACTCAGTGTTGTTGTCGTTGAAGGCGATAGAAGCCGTTGTAGCGGCTTGCAGTGTGTAGAGGGTGGGAGCGCCACTCACAGTAAATGTAGCACCGCTTTGAGTGATGATGGGGCGAGCAGTACCGCCAATTGAGCCAACACGAACGATAACGTCTTGGCTCTTAACCAATTCAGTTGGATGGTAGAGAGTCATTTGTCCTCAATGGGATAAAAGAAGGAACGGTTAAGCGTTCAAGACGCTTCCTTTGCCAACCAGTCTAAATATTCCTCTGATTGGCGTGCCGAGAAACTGCCAATAATGTTCGGCAATTTGCTCGTTAGGTAGAAGCTCGAACCGTCCCTCCCTTCCATTAATAGTTGCGGAAGCATTGCTGCCAGGAGTGATGCCAGAGAGGGCTAGGGGCCCTGTCAAGCGTCCCTCCATGTACACAGCCGTATTATCAGCGCCAAGCAGATAATCGTACCGTGGATTGGCTTTTTGCTTGAGACTGGCATAGTAGACCACTCCGCTTGTCACGGGAATGTAATTGCCAGTGTCAGGATCAGTGGTGTAACCAGAAGCAACGCTCCACGTGAGCGTAGCGTTTGCTAATGGCGACAGTCCGTTGATCATGCGACAAAACCAATGGTGAAAGAACCAGCGACGGTTTCAAGCATTCGTTTGAACTCTTGGCCATATTGAGTGGCCTCCAGTCCCTTGCCATATACCTTGCCATCGGTGGCGCCAATTTGAACGCCCATCTGTGCAAGTTGAATGGCAATAATGTGAGCCGCTAAGTGCTTTACTGCACGATCTGTTTGATCTCCAAACACATCTTCAGAAGCATCAGCAGTGGCCTCTGTAATGGCTCCATTTACAATCCCCGATGGATGAGGAAGGAATTCAGGAAACCGATCAAGGAAGTTTGCATAGGTGACAGTCATTGTTATGCCCTGCCAATTTTGATAGCTTCTTGACGCTTGGCGATGGCATTACGAACCCTTACGCGCCCTTCAATCTTCTTCCACTCAGTCAGTTGACCAAGGTCATGGATGATTTCAATGGTACGAATGGCTTCAATGAGAGGCATGTTTGAAAGAGTTTGCACATCATGCGGAATTTCTTCCACTGTCAGTTGCTCCTTCACTTCTTCAATGGCACCAATTGTCATAAGACGTTTGATAGCAGCGTTTTCACGCGCCTTTGCCCATTGTTGTTCTGGAATTTCCTGGTTAAGGCCAGGAGCCAGTTGAATCATGCCTGATTCGGTGATAATGCCAAACCCGCCTTCACGAGGTGGATTTTCAAGTTCGGGGCGATAAGCAATCAACATTTGAATGTTCTTAAGAACTGATGGTTAGCTTAACGCCCCTTGCTTGTCTAGGCTCAAGAAGAAGCTTGAACGTAGATCATGCTCTTGGGATAGTACAGAGCCACACCACCCACGCGAGCGTGAGCAGGGACGATGAACTCAAGACCACGTTGTTGAGCAGGGAACAGCTCAAGGGGCTGGGGAATGTGCAGTTGCACTTTCTCGGGATCACGCTTGTACACCACCATGCGGCTCGTGTTGAGCTTACCGGCGTTCTTACCCTTGGTCAGTTGGTTGATGGGCTCAACGTTGTTGATGTAGGGGTTGGTGCGGAGGAAATACTCAAGCACGGTCACGTCCGAAGAATCGGAGTTGCGAGTGGTGCTGATTTTGTTGTAATCCTCGTAAGCAAGCAGGATCGTGTCGGGCTGTTCCTTCATCTGTGAACCATTGATGATGGCGCTAACGCCATAGTTCAACAGTTCAAGCATTTCTTGGGCAGTGATGGAAGCGGTGGTGAACCACTTGTCAGCAGCAACAATGTCAACAGTGGCATTGTTGAAGAAACCAGTGAGGGAAACAGAAGCTTCGCCAAACATGGCAACGCTTTCCACTTTCTCTTCATAAGCACGACGCACGGCAGCGGCACGGCGCTGCTCAAGAGCAACGTTAGCCATTTGTGCGGCACGCAGTTCCTGCACGGAATAACCGAAGGAACCACCGAAGGAGCGGATGTTGATGCTCTTCTCCACTTGACTAACGTCAGAACGGGGAAGATCGTCAGCGCTGTCAGCCAGCAGACGGAACTCACCAGTCGAATCCATGATCCGATAGGTGAAAGTTTGTGCGCCAGGACCAGCTTCGCTGGTTACAGGCAGGATGGTGGGGTACTTGATGTCTGCGTAGACAGTTTCAAATACTTGGGGGCGGATGTACTCAAGCTGACGCTGGAGAAACAGACCCGCATCGTCCATGCGAAAATCGTTCATTGGTAAGTCTCCTACAGATCGCCAGTGAGGATGAAGGAAGGACCGTTCAGCTCAACAATTGCCAGGCCAGAGGCGACAGTATTGAGGTAACGGGCGTTGGACAGCACGGCAGACTTACCGGCGATGGCAGCAGCAGTGAACTGACCAGCGTACTTAACACCAGTTGCAGTGTGAATCACACGAACAGCAGTTGTCGGAGTGACGGAACCGTGAACATACACGGCAACAGCACCTTGATTGATGACGTTGGCCACTTGAGCAGTCTTAACACCGGGACGGCTGTTGGTGTCACGAGCAGTTTCGTCCACATAGGTGAGAACGTTAACGCCCAAGAACGAGTCGCCACTGGCTGCAAGAGTCTTGAGCGAGTTGGCAACAGTACCACCAGCGTTGTAAGCAACGCCATTACCAAAGGCAAGGACGGAGCCAGTTTCATTGACATAGGTGCCAATGGTATTATCGCGAATGTCGGAGAGTTGGCCTTCCAGAAGAGCGGTGTGAGTCAGAGCATAAGTCTGCTGCACGCCGCCTGCGGTGGCAGTCCCCGAGGCAGAGAAAGATACGGCCATGGATCAGCGCTCCTTAGAGACGGAGAGAGGGGATTTCCAAGCATTCTGCAGCTTGTCCATGTAGGACGAAGGGGCAGAAAGCGGGGAGGCGATGGAGGCAACGGCTTTACGCAGCTCATCGGTGGTGGCAGAATCAGCACGAGTGCCAGCTTCGGCCAGGGTGTCGAACATGGCAGTCACATAATCATCGGAACGCTCCGACAGATCACATTCGTCACCACGAACAGTTTTGATGGATGCTTCCATAATTTCACGAGCAGACTTGCCAGCAAAATCAAAAGCAGAATCAAGCGACGTGCGAGCTTTGTCAATCAGCGCAATGCGCTCTTCGACAAGGCTGTCAACGTTCACTTGCTGAGCAGCAGTCAAATCCGTTTTCAGGGATTCAATTTCTTCAGCAAGCGCATCAGCACGACCTTCAGCAGAGTCGCACTTGCCGCCCATTTCCTTCTTCATGGCGTCCATTTCTTCCTTCATTTGGGAAGCTTCGGACATCATGCCATCGTATTTTTTCTTCATGTCCTCGAAGGACATCTTGGCGTCTTCACGTTCTTTGGTGATCGCCAGAGCTACGCTCTCGGTCACCTCGAACTCGGCGCCATCAAACACGACCTTAGCAGTCATAGATGGTTCCTCAGTATTCATTAGAGATGGATCAGCAGCATCTAGACGATCCAGATGTAGCTTCACTTGCGGGCCAGCCCGGCCCCTACGCACCACGGCAATGTGATTTCCGCTGATACCCGTTTGGATGCCATCGTAACTCTCACCACCTTCAGTGACACCAGGCGTCGGGTCATAGGAAACCCTATAGCCAGCGCTTACCTCCTTTGCATCACCACGCATGATTTGCTCAATTGCCTTGGCATCGGTGATGGTCATGACTGCACGGACAAAGCCATCGTCATAAACCACTTCGGTGCCACTAAAGCCAATTTGATAGTCTTTAGTGTTGGCGCTGTCGAGCAGAATGGGAGGATGCTCAAGAGTGATTGCCTTGCCCGCAAACGAGGCTAAGCTTTCGGGAGACGCCACTTCGCTAACGGGACGATATTCACGCCGAACTGAACCGTCAGAATTGGTGTAATTTTGTACACCAGTTCGCGCAATAGTGGACCAGCACCTCAGGTAACCCTCAGGTGTGGTTTCGTATTTTTCAATTGGCGCTACATCGTAGCGAAAGCATGTGGTGCTCATGTATCAAGAATAGCAAACAATTTGTGTTAGATTGCGGTTCTTGAACCAGAGATAGATCACATGACTAGGATGATGGCCAGCAGCGTCAATGCGCTGAACATGCCACACTACCAACGCCGTGCTTTAGTGGCCTCGCGCTTGAAAGACGCACGATTAAATAGTGGCCTTACTCAGCGTGATGTGGCAAAGACCTTGCATATTGGTCAGTCCACTTACTGCCGCATTGAAAACGGAGAAACAGAGCCAAGCGCGGTGCAGCTAGCCACGCTTAGCACTTTCTATGGACTGGCAGTGCTGTGGTTCTTGGGCATGCCCAGTTTCATTGTCAATATTGCTAGAGATTAATCTTCATCATCATCTTCCTCTTGAGTGGAACGAATGGCATCTTCAATGCCTTCCATAATGTATGCCTTTGCCATTGCTTCCACTTCAAAAGTTAGAAATTTAGTCTTTTCAAAATAGGGATCTGGCTTGTCATAGTGACTCTCACAATAAATGTGTGTTTCGTCTAGCCGTCCATTCTTAAAGCATTGCTTCTCTACCAAATGCCATTCACTGGTGCTGCGATGTTCGTTAGAAGAAAGAATGGCAAGCGCTTTCATCACGCCAATACCATCTTCTTCGGCTTCAATCACGCGGACATATTCGCTCACTGTTTTGATTGGCGATTTTCCACCATCTTAATCACACGATTTGCCCATGTCCTACCCGCATCACCTCCCCATAATTGCCAAGCAATATATCCGGCATCATTCTCGCCGCCACTTTTATTCTTTTCATGGCGAGAAAAGAATGCAGCCATGCGCTTGATTGTCTCGTAACTTACGGCCTCTCCATTGCCCAAACTTGCTGCACGCGCCACGCCACTGCCAATACCCTGTTTACCGGCCTCCTGCGTGGTCAAACCACCCTTGCCATACTTCTTACGCAATTCAAGTCCGCGACGCGCTGCGGACCTTACGGACGATGGAGGGGAGAAGGATTCGGCATCTCCCCTTAGGACTTTCCCGCTACGGGATCCTCCATTTCTTCTTCTTCCTCCTCTTCGCCCATGATTGTAATCACATAGCTATCCCAATATTCGTCGCTCTTGCCTTGCATTGACATGCCAGCTTCAGAGAGAGCAATGGCAATCGCCTGCTTGCGGTTGGTAATGGCTTTCTTGTCGCTGCCCTTGAGGGTGCCAGCCTTGAATTCCTTAAGGACTTTGCGAATTTTTGCCTGCTTTGCTTTTTTAGTTTTAGGCATAGCCGCGTCTTTACGATCTTCCATTGTTTTCCTTAATAACAGTGACTACTGTTTCGTCACTGCAAATACCAAATCATCATAACGCCCTTTGATGCCACGCAAGTCAATGGCTTCGAAGGCATATTTCTTTGGCACATGCTGCTCTAACGTGGTAAACCAATCGGTGCTCTGCACATCTTCGATCACTGCCGTGCCGCCTTTAGCAAGCAATGGGAGGTACAACGAGAGAAACTTGCACTGACTTTCCAGCGTATGAGGACCGTCGTCAATAATAAAATCAATGCCTTCCCTAGCCAGTTTCTTCACTTTTGCGGCAGCGTCTTGGGTGTAGGCA